CACCCAGATAATCCTTTATCGTATAAACAATATTTGGAAGCCATAGAAAGTGGAGATTGGTTTGGTTATCAGCCTGGTGATTGCACCGATATACCTGATGTTATTACTATCATTGTCGAACCCGAAGAAGAAGAAGATACGGAGGTACTAGGGGACGGCACCGTTACAGATATAGAACCTGAAGAAGAGGTCATAGAACTTACAGAAGAAGAGATAGCTGCTATAGAAGCAGAGATAAAAGCTGAAGAAGAACGTTTAATTCAGGAACAGATAGAAGCTGAAGAAGAATTACTTATACTAGAAGAGCTAGAAGATAGTGTAATTATTCTTGAAGATATGTCTGAAGAAGAACTAGAAGAGTTTGTAGATGTCATACAAGAAATAGAAGACACTCTTGAAATCATAGAAATAGTAGAGGAAATAATTGAACTAGATATACCTGATGATATAATCATAGTCATAGAAGAGGAGGTAATAGAAGATGAGCCTGTTATTGTGGTGGAAGATACAGAAGTGGCTGAGGAAGTTTTGGTTGAGCCAATACAGGAAGATGTTAAGAAAGAACCTGTAGAACTAACCGAAGAAGAGGTAGTCGAAGAAGTAGCTGAAATTGTAGAAGTTATAGATATACCTATAGTAGAAGAAGATGCTACTGAAGAAGAGATAGCCGAAGTCATAGAGGAATATGTAGAGGAACTAGAGACAGAAGAAGTCATAGAAGTTCTTGAAGAAGTAAATGACGTAGGTGTACAGCAACTAGAAACTGTATCAGAAGAGGTTCAAGAAGTTATACAAGCAGTTGTGGAGGAGGCCATAGATGATGTTGAAGTACTTACAGAGGAGCAAATCGAAGTTGTTGCTGAGGTATTACAGGTGGAGACTGAAGACGTTGCTATCGTTGCAGAAGCAATTAGAACAGATGAAGTAGTAGCTGAAGCCGTAGAGGTATACGTAGAAAGAGCTGTAGAAAACTCTGATGTAGAGAACTATACACTAGCTGACGTTGTCACTGAGGTACAGTTTGAAACATTTATTGAGAATCCTATAGAAGTATTAGTTGATTTTGAACAAATAGATTTATCTAACATAGGTAATGATATGACTCAAGACCAAAAAGAAAAAGCACAAGAAGTTGTTGTGCCAGTTATTCTTACTAGAATAGCTAGTATGGCAGCTTTAATATTTAGGAGAAGTTTATGATAAAGAAACTATGGTCCTGGATTGTTGCTGCAATAAAAGAAACACTCAACCTTAGCTGGACATTAGTGGGTCTTGTAATTGCTACACTTACTTTAACTGGAAGTGCTCAACAAATAACAGGATTAGCTACTATAATTACATTAGTAATATGGTTATTGACCATAGGGTTTAGAAGTGATAAACCAAATACAAAAAAGAATGTGAGTAAATAATGGACTGTTGTGGTAACGGCTGTTGTGGCGGTAACTAATGTGTACTATTGATACAAAGGAAGATGGTTCTTTTGTACAGATATGTAACTGCAAACATGGTTCATTTTTTTGTGAGGAGGAATAATGTCACACGCAAATCGTAAAAAATCTTTACTTAAAAAACACGGGCTAAGTGGTGTAAACAAACCTAAACGTACACCTAAACACCCCAAGAAATCTCATGTTGTTCTTGCACAAGAAGGACATCAACTTAAGTTAATAAGATTTGGACAACAAGGAGCAAAGACAGCAGGTAAAAAACAAGATGCTAAGTCTAAAGCTAAGCGTAAATCATTTAAAGCTAGACATGCTAAGAACATTAAGAAAGGTAAGATGTCTGCAGCCTATTGGGCTAACAGGACAAAATGGTAATGAATATATTTAAACAACCAGGTAGTTTAAAGCGTTGGGCATTAGATGTGTCTGATGCTTGCGGTAGTGTAATAACTAATAAACCACCTGATATAAAAAAAATAGATAAGCTAGTAGAACAATTCGTAAAAGATTATAATGAAAATATGGAGGTGGTAGCAAATGCCAGCAAAGAAGAAGCCAGCTAGAAAACCAATTAATGCTAAAACTAAAGCAACACTTCAGAAGAAGGCTGCGAACTCTAAGTATACTTATGGCCAACTGGCACAGGTATACAGGCGTGGACAAGGTGCGTACCTTAGTTCAGGAAGTAAATCAGCTTCTATGGCTGCTTGGGCTATGGGTAGAGTTAACTCTTTTATTAGGGGTGGTCATTCTCAAGATAATGATATAAAGAGAAAAGGTAAGAAGTCTAGTGCCAAGAAAAAAAAGTAAACGTAAAGTTAAGTATGAGAAGGGCGTACCTGCTAAGTATTTACAGAATAAAAAAAATTCTAAAAGCTCTGTGGCACGTGAGATTCGAAGTACAGCTAAGGCTTATAAAGAAGGACGGTACATAGATTTAAAGAAAGTACAAAAGTCTAGAGCAGTAAGAAAGAAAAAGAGATGAAGTTACAAGTAGTAAGAACACAGTTTGGTACAGATGCAACAAATGGTTTGTTGTTTATTAATGGACAGTTTGAATGCTATACATTAGAAGACCAGTATCAGGCCGTAAAGGTTATGCATGAAACATGTATACCTGAAGGTACATATGATATAAAGTTTAGAACTGTTGGTGGATTCCATGAGAAGTATAAAGCTAGATATGGTGCCTCTCACTACGGTATGTTACATTTACAAGACGTACCTAACTTTACTTATATTCTTATACATGCAGGTAATACAGATGAACATACATCAGGTTGCCTGATTGTAGGAGAAACACAACAAGATTTAGATTTAAGTGATGACGGATTCATAGGACATAGCGGCAAAGCATATGTAAAGGTCTATGATAAAGTTGCAAAAGAATTATTACTAGGTAATGAAGTAACAATAGAGTATACAACTATACAAGCATTACTAGATAAACCTGCCGAAGATACAGACTTACATGAGAAATTACAAGAGATTAATGGAAATGTGATTAAGTTGTCTGCTAAACTAGATGGCAGGAGAATGATATAAATGCGTAGAAAAAAGTTTAAAAATATAACACGAACTACACCTACTGCTGCAGCAAAAGCTGCTGCACAAGCAAGAAATAAACAGGCAATACAATTAAAAAAAATGTACCCTGAATCAATGAGAGCTCGTGTATATGATTCTAAAAAGGTACCTAGATATGGCACACCTAAGCCTCCAACAATAGCTAAAGGTGCTGACGGATATAAAAGAGTTTCAGCAGTTGTAGGTGATACACGTACCCATGAATATTACAGGGGAAAACCTACTATTAAAAGTGTTGCACGTACAACTCAAACCCAACCAATCAGAAGACCTGCAACAAAAGCTGTAAGAGATTTAGCTAGACAAAGAGCCTTACCAACTAACCAAATTGCAAGAGCAACTCAAGTAAGAAATAACATGAGAGCATTTTATAGAATGCAAAAGCCCCTTAAAAATCCTAGAGGTTCTATTGCAAGAGCTAAACAAGCAGTACCATTAACAAGAGCAGGTAAAGCATTGCAGGCTGCTAACCTTTCAGGTATGAGTCACCCTGCTGCATCACGTGCATTAGCAAGAGCTACTGCAGGTGTAACAATAGGTGGTGCATTACTAGCATATGACGCATATAAAGCATTAGACAAATACTCTAAAACTTCAGGTCCTGAAAAACAAATGGCTAAGTATAAAGCTAAGGGTGGCTTTTCACATATGACTTCTAACCCTAAAAAAAGAGGCAAGCAAGGATTGGA